CACCACCAGCAGCAGCAGCAGCAGCAGCAGCAGCAGCAGAAGGAGGAGAAGAAGAAGAAAAAGAATTGCGCGGTGGGTTTTCATGATATTTCCCGAATATGCACCATTGTTTAAACGTCTCATTGACAATGCTCAAATCATTTTTAGGAAACGATTTCGTTAAAATTTGTTTTTTTAAATTAGCAATAACATTATCATTATCACTACTCGTTATTTCGCCGAATTCAATCTTTACAATAATATTTGGGTTTGTGGCAACCGTAAAATAGTCAAAATTAGCAACAGTACCACCGTCAATACCCGGGATTACTATATCTAGAATCTGATCAGATGTAAATATATAATATCCTGCAGCAATTACACATTCTTCCGTAAAATTCAATAAAATTATTGTGCCATTATATTCTTGCCAACCATCCGTAGATGAATAATCTTGTATTGTACTAGGTATACTTTTCGGCGTTTTTTCCATTTCTTGCATAATTGTCATAACGGGTTCATATTTTTTCGATACAACTCCTATAGTTTCACCTACAGATTGAAAAATATTACCGCCAACTTGCCGATGTTGGCTTTGTACCGCTTGTTGCCGCTGCAATTTACATAAATCAGTCGAACAATACCGCGTTAAATTATTATATTTTTCACGTTTATTAAATTTTATAAATCGACTCTGTCGTTTTTGCGGTTGATATATATCCACATATTTCGCGGTTTTAATTGTTTTTGGTAATTGTATAATATTTTTTTTTCGGGTATATTTATGCCGTTTTTGTCGATCTTCCATGATATATTATACAATCATTTTTTTATATTTTATTTTACATACACTATTTACAAACCAAATCATATCAAAAAATTACAAAATAAAATCAATGACTATTGGATAATGATCCGAATTATATTTCCCGCAAAATTCATCGTATCCGTGATAAATATAACTATTATTCAATCGATCCAATAAATATGAAGATACTAAAACATGATCGATCATTGAAAATTCAGTCAGAGTGGATACACAATTGTTATTTTCATCATACCAATCGGTAAATCTCGTATCCTGAACCATTGTTTCTGCAACACTGAACAATTGATATTTTCCATTATATTCTCCCGCAGTTCCTTTCATAATATCTAATACTAGAGAGATAGGTAAATTGTTATTTGCATCTACTACAGTTCCATCAAAATCATTGAAATCACCCAATACAATAATCTCATATTTCTGGCTTGTATATCCATAAATAATATTCTGTAATACTTGTGCTTGCGCTTCCCTCTCAGCACACCGTTGTGAGTCAGTTGGATATGCCAATAAATGTAATCCGATCATTGCGATTTTCGTAGACGAAATGGTAAATTCAGTAATGTAGTGTTTACTCACACCTGAAGTCCCGGGGGTACCGGTATATCCGCATTTAGAACCTGGAACAGGATAATCATACCGTAAATCTGTGCGATATAAATTCATGGTCGGATCAATGCGCGTAATCATTCCCACATTTTGTCCCGTTGCACTATCCGTTCCTTGTTTCAAATATGGTTTATACGTTTTCTCGGTCTCAGTCAAACCAGATTCTAAATTATCGATCAGAATATTCAATTCGTCACATCCTTCGACTTCACATAAATTCAAAATATCCGGGTTCAATATCTTCACGATATTAGATACATAATTCATATGAATTGTGGCTTCACTTTGATTAGACCATGGACAATGTTGACCGGGACAATCGGCTTGACTATAATAATCCATGAATAACCATTCTACATTATACTGAACAATTCGCAACGAATTGTTACTTGGACGGCGGTCGGATGATGTAACAGGGACAGTGGGACATTCTGTATCTGCTGCATTCACTACGGCTAATATTGTGGCGGCAAACCATAATAATTTTTGAAAAGTTCGGAACATTATTATTGTATATTTTTATATTCTTATATTCTTATATTCACGAAAAAATTGATGCTATTATAATACAATAAAAATAGGCAATCAGACAAAACAAAAATGTATTCGGAACACATACGTTTTCACTGCGGAGAATCAATCGAAGCGGAATATTGGCGTATCGAAAAAATAAATAAGAATGGCATAATTGTCAAAAAAACCGGACTACATGCATATACGCATACAAAATTCTCCGAATTAGATGATACCCGGCTTTTATGCGAGTCTACAAAATATATTGTTACACATATTTCCGAGAACGGAGTTATTCTCGATCAAATAACTGGGTCAGTCAACTTATCCATTCTCCAATAATCCGACATTGATTTTCTGTGACGGTTTATACTTTAAAATATCGCGCTGTATTGTTGTTGTTGGAAACTCGTCTGTTCCATAAATATCTTGTAATAATAACCATTCAAATAATCCACCTATATAGACATATACATTTGTAAATCCAAGACCGAATAATTGTTGATATTTTTTATATATTGTTTCATCATTCGCGTTTCGACCATAAATAATTATTTTTACCGATTTATTTGCACGAATATATTTATTTATCAACATTTCTTCTTGCAATATCCCAATTGTGCTAGGGATCAAACATCCTTGATCTATTTCCGATATTGTATTTATCAATAAATATACTTCCGGATTTTTATATGCGGTTTGGACATCTTCGAAATTTATTTTTTGGATTGATTGGGAATTTCCCATTTCATTTATTTTATTTATTATACCATAAAATATTATATCTATATTATTTTATTGTTTTATTCTTTTTGTTTTGTTTTGTTCTTTGTTTTGTTTTGTTTTGTTTTGTTTTATCGGCGCATAATCGACTAACCAACAGGTTAAGCGATTTCAATTAAATTGGACCACAATTTCCACTTTTTCTTTCTTGATACTTTTGGTCGCCGATATCGACAATTCTTCGCGCTTCTTCCGCGTCTTTGAATTCGCATTATCCAATGCAAGTTCCTTACGCTTTGACGTACTATTTCGACTATTCATATCCTTCTCAATCGCATCATAATTCGATTCGATATAATCGATAACTCCATTCTCTAAAGTCCATTTAAAGAAATTTAATTGACCGATTGTGGTTTCTATGTGTGTTTCGCCCGTATACGGAATATTTATCCGATCCCACCTGCAGAAGGGGTCAAATCTGCGTTTACTGTACGCTTTTAATTTCAATTTGTAATCAACGTAGACCTTAAATCGTCTGTCGGAATTATTTATTGAATATAAAGTGTAATATTTTTTCGCGTAGTTTGTTGCAAACCAATCCACAATTCTCAATGAAATCTTGGATTCACCCGTAATTATCTTCAACATTGTATTTAATTTCGTCTCATCCTTATAAAATTCCATCAAATTCGTCAACAATAAATCATTTTGAGATGTATAACTTGTCGTCATTATATAGGTACTTATGAGACGTGTTTAAATGCTTTTTCGCGTAGTTGATAATATTGTTTGGTTTTGGTTCGCAAAAGTATAACCCGTTTTTAAAAACGATAAACAATATTATAAAATAGGATATAAAGACTATTACATATAATAAGTATAACCATGACGACACCAAACGAACAACCAGAGTTTAATATCGTGGAAATGATTGAGAAAAATCCAATCGCTAAATTAGATAATAATTATAATGGAAAACTCCTTACCAAAATTAAAGCCACATTTAACGGGTTTGAACAACAATTATTTGTTTCAAGTTTTTACTGTTATTTGAATTATAATAAGACTGAGTTTGTGATTGATTTGGATGATGTTTGGAAGTGGTTGGGGTTTTTACAAAAGGTAAAGGCTAAGGCGTTATTAGAAAGAAATTTTATACTTAATACGGATTATATAAACCCGTTATCCACACCGGGAAAGCAATCTTTACACGCAAAAGGCGGTCGATTATCTTATATTCTCTAATAGAATATAATATATATTTATAATTATAACATATATATTATAAAAGGATATAAAGAGAACATATGATATAATGTATAAGCCGGGTAATGAATGGACAAGAAAAAGAATTTGTTACCATTGCAGAAGCAGGTTTGCTTTCTGGATTGTCACATCAAACACTTCGTAAATTTGGCGATAGCCANGAAATACGCAGCTATAAAACACCTACCGGCCATAGAAGATTCAGTAAACAAGATTTGGAAAAATTGTGCAATCCTCATGTTGTTAGTAACAAAGAACCCAAACATCAAACGCATAACTATATCTACACTCGNGTCTCTTCCAAAAAGCAACTGGATGATCTTTCTAGACAAATTGAGTACATTCAAACCAGAAGACCTGAATACAATTCATATACACTTGTTTCAGACGTTGCTTCAGGAATTAATTTCAAAAGAAAAGGACTACAAACCATTCTGGACTCCTGCTTACACGGAATTATCGGAGAAGTTGTTATTGCCCATCGAGATAGACTGTGTAGATTCGGTTTTGACCTCGTCAAAATTATTATCGAAAAAAGCGGAGGAACAATTACCGTTCTTGACGATGAAAAAAATAAATCTTCAGAACAGGAACTCGCCGAAGATTTATTATCAATTGTCCACATCTATAGCTGTAGACAAATGGGAAAAAGAAGCTATAANTCCAAACAACAAGCTAAAAGCATTGAAAATAAAGATGAAGCCGACGATAGCTCAGCGGATGATACTTGATGAATGGATAAATACCAGTAATTATGTTTATAATAAAACACTTGAATGCATTAATGCGGGTGACGCGATTGATCATTTTAAATTAAGGAATAAATTAGTAACAGAAAATACAAAAATGAATAATCCCGAATATAAAGANTTTTTAAGTAAGCTTGATATGTTGAATAAAGAAAAAAAGAGACTTGTTGAAGAATCTCGTAAATATACTAAACCTAGCACACAATACAATGCAATCAACGAGCAAATCGAAATACAGAATCAACTAATTCATACCAAAAAACAATCTAGAAAAGAAATGGCTAGCACATTAACATCAGAAAAAAATGACAATATTAATGATTGGGAATTTGACACACCCAAAGGTGTTCGTGATGGAGCTGTCAGTGATGTATGCAAAGCACATAANACAGGTTTTGCTAATTTAAAAGCAGGAAATATTAAATATTTTAAAATGAAATATAAGAAAAAAACAAATCCTTGNAAAAGCGTNGTTATTCCAAAAAATCTTGTAAAAAATAAAAATGGAAAAATACAATTATCCCCACAGTTTTTCAAAGAAAATTGTGATTTTAAAATGGGGAAGAAGGCAATTAAAAAATATAAGAATTTGATTATAGAAAACGATGCGCGAATAATAAAGCAAAAGAATGAATATTGCATAATTATTCCAATAAAAATAATAGATACTCCAAAAACCCCTCTTATAAATTATTGTGGTATAGATCCTGGCGTTAGAACGTTCATGACAACTTTTGGGAATAATGGATGTATTGAATATCATCACAACAAACATGNACTTAAACATTTAAACCAAAAAATTAAAATTTTAAAAGAATTGCGATTATCTAAACAACGAAAAAGAATTGCAAAAAATACGATAAGTAAAATAGAAAAAAGAAAAAGTAATTTAATTGATGAATTGCACTGGAAAGTTATCGGTGAATTACTTGAAAGGAATGATGTTATTTTCTATGGGGATATCAAGAGCCACGGTATTGTCAAGAATAAACATAACAGAACTTTAAATAGCAATATAAATGATTTGAAATTTTATAAATTCAAAGAACGGTTGCTATTTAAATCCTTTGAGAAAAATAAAAGAATTGTTTTAGTAAATGAAGCATATACATCTCAAACGTGTAGCTTTTGCGGTTCTATATATAAACCAGAGTGTTCTAAGGTTTATGAATGCAAAAATTGTAATAATCGAATGGATAGAGATATAAATGCTTCCAAAAACATATTAATGAAGGGGATTATTAATTTATGATCTCAATCAACCGTCTGCGTTCCTTGGCGGTAAGAAAATCATGTAAATCTTATAAACTTTAACGAGTCTATAAATTAGAATATCTTATACTTTCATGGAGAATTTATAAGGATTTACAAGGATTTTTGGAACGGTGAAGATGATGAGATGATGATATATAATATGTTATATCATCATTAGAATAGATTAGTTAGTTAGTTAGAATTAGTTAGTTAGTCAGAAATTACACAAGCGAAGACATAAAATTGTTCATATTTTTTGTTCCCAAAGATTAGTTTCGTTTTCATATTTTTCATCTTCCCAATTATCATAATCTCTTTGATAAGATTATTTGACAACTGTTGAAGCCTTTGAAACTTTAACGAGTCTATAAATCAGAATATCTTATACTTTCATGGTGAATTTACAAGGATTTTTGGAACGGTTAAACAATTATATTATATTATAGTATAATATGGATTCTAATAAAAAAATTAAACTAAATCCACCATCACCGCCTTCTTATTTTGGTACGCATGCGGATGGTAAATCTGTTGATTCAAGTTCAGTTAGGGTGTTAACTCACGCCGAACTTGAAGAAGCGCGAGTTGAATCAAAAAAAATCATGGCGAATATTCGTGCCGCGAAATTCAGATGGACGGCCTATGAATATGCGGAAGAAAAAAAATGTGATAAAATTAAAAATAAGAAAAACTGCGTAAGAGCCCCGGTTAAATTTACACGTGTCAAATCTTTTCCAACATTTGTACCCTTAACAGAGTCCTACTTATCCCAAGCCGAAAAAGATAAAAACAACCCAATACTGAGTAACGGAGCTGTGTGGGTATCTCCATTAGCACCACTATTACCGCCCCCGCGCAAAACGGACTCCTCTGATGAAACAGAATCAGACTCCTCTGATGAAACAGACTCAGATGAACCAAAATGCAAGGATCCGGGTACCTGTATCATTGCCGGGGGTACGCGTAGAATGCGATATAACAAAAAACAAAATAAACAATCAAAACGTAGATTTAGATCTAGAGTATCTACCTCTAATTTACGACGATATAGTAAATCTAAACGTATATCCAGAAAAAGATTACATAAATGTAGATAGTCCGTTTCAATTAATCAAATTCATTAACTCAACGTACTCATTGAAATTATCATAGTACGAATATCCATTGATTTCATCGATTTTATCTGCAGGTATTTCAAACAATTCTTTTATTATGAATACACCTACTCCCCGATAACATGGATTATTATATACGGTCAGTGTAAATTTATCCGTATAATTTTTTAATATATAAAACACTACTTTCCAAATATCGCCGGTCCACGGTTCACCATATTTCAAAATATTATTCTCGTAATAATGTTTATTCGGTATTTTCAATTGTTCATTATAATTCGCAGGCAAAATATCATCAAGCATCATTACTCCGCCAATACATAATATTTTAAGACTATTATTAATATCATCTAAAATATATTCGGCTTGATGCATCCCATCAATAAATATCGCACCAAGTTCGCCTGGCTTTATATCACACGTTTCGAAAAAATCATTGGATTTAGCAATAACAAGATTTGGATCTTCGAATTTTGGATCAGGATCAACCCCGATTTTCCGTCGATTGAAGTGAACATGTTGGAATGTTGTGCCATATTCAACCCCAATTTCAACATATAAATCTTCGGGGTTCGTATGCTTATTTATAATTTCATATCTATTTGTCATTTGGGTATTATATTTCACCAAGGTAATTGGGTTTGTTGGTTTTATTTGTTCAACTATGGTCAATCCATCGTTCGATTCTTTCAAAATCTCGTAATTATCGCAACTACGATAAATGGTATGAAAAAATGCTTCCATTTCATCCATAGTCACATCATTCATATAATAACATTTCATTCTTGAAAAATCCAATTTATCTAATGCAGCACATAACATTGTTATATCATGCGTAATATCCAAAACGATAAAATCATATGTCTCTATTTTATATAATTCGCGAATCTTATCCAGATTCTTGTATAGCCAATTAATATCCAAAATACAATATTGTTTCGTAAAATTCAAATTTATCAATTTATTGCAATATTTCGGTTGATATTCTGGCCCACGTTTCCACAATTTAACATGATTATCTAAATATGATTCATTTTCGTATGCATCCAATTCTTTCATACGAGCATGTACTTTATATACATCATAACATTGACGAAACAAATTGCCGGGAGAAATCCTATTAATTTCCGAATTACGGATCAATGAGAAATTGTTATTACCTTCATTCATATATTGAACATATCCAATTTTAGGTATTTTTGCCATGGTCGTATTGACTGCCGTTCTAATAAGTAATTCATGATCATCGCATATCGGCAAAAATTCGCAATAATTTCCGATTTCGTGTAATGTACTTGCTCGCCAAATTCTAGGATGGTTTGGAACAGAAACAATATGCGATAAGGTAATATTGTTTATTTGTGGCGTATTATATACAAATCGCCATTTCCCCAAGAATTTCTCGCAATAATATCCGCCATAACCTTTACTTATAAAATCACCATACCTGAAATTCTCGCCGTTTTCATAAATGTTAATGAAGTCGGTGTATACAAACCCAACACCCTCGTCGTCTTCAAATACTTTAACTGCATCTTTTAATGTATCCGGTAAAATTTCATCATCATGATCGAGTTCTAGTACATATCGTCCACGGCATAGAGATGTTGCTTCGTTCTTGACATTCCCGATATTCCCGCTATTCTCACTGCGTTTATATAGACGAACCCGGCTATCATTTTTAAATAATCGTTTTAGAAAATTAAAATGCGCATCTGTCGGAGAATCATCGAGAATTACCCATTCCCAATCACGATAATTCTGGACTTTTAGACTATCATATGCTCTATGTATTTTCTCATAGGAATTATAACATGTTGTCATTACTGAAAATCCAGGACGGGTTAATTCATGACGTAATGTAATGTTATGCATATAACAAAAATTTACTCCTGAATTAAATGAATCTACGTGCGGCAATGTCGTATAATGGATCCATCTTTTTCGCATTCTTGAAACAATTATACTATTCACATCATCGAAATATTCTGATTCATTCGGGCCTAGGGTGACTAATAAATGATAACTTGAATCGAATAATTTTAATAATTGTTGTTTTGAATCTGTAATTATATGTATATTGCAATTAAACGCTTCTTTATTTGTCTCGAAATATGTATCCATTGTGGCGGCATACTTTTTGTATCGAAACACGATAATATTCGGGTATTTCATTTGTATTAAGTTGGAAAGGCGTTTTTAAATACTTTGTTATTATATTGTTATATTGTTATATTGTTATATTGTTATATTGTTATCATAAATTGGTGGCATCAACCAACGCAATTAAACATTGTTCGATTTCGTCAACATCATATTTCAAATATAATTGCTGTACTTTTGCGGGTGAAATGATACCGCTTTTCATATTTTCAAAATAATGATTGTATTGCGTGAAATCTATGTTTGTATCGCGGTATTTATGTTCAACCATTTCTCTAATAATTTTAACAGATGCATTTACAAAATTCAATGTATAATCGATTCTGCCTGCTCGTAAAAAGGCTTTATCTATTTTTTCAATATGGTTGGTTGTAAAACATGTCATTGATTTATGACGTTCATTGATTCCGTCTTGAAAATTCAATATAAAATCAAGCGATAATTCATCTACCGGTTTTATTGTTTTGATATATTCTTCCATCTGAACTTTAAAATCGGGGTCAGATGCCTTGTGTTGTTGCATTGATGGTGTTGTTGCTGCTGTTGTTGTTGCTATATTTCGCGATTTAAGTACATTGTCCGAATTTGCATCGAAATCTTCGACGATAAAACATAAATCTTCCAGACCATATACCGTTCCATTAATTTTTGTGGAAAATGCTTCACGGAAATCGGTACAGGTTTTTAACAAAGACCAGCGTATCAATACTCCTATTCTTCCAGTCCGATTCAAAATACCGCGAATTGTGCACGATTTTCCGCAACCTGGTTCGCCGTATAATAAAATTCCCGCTTTGTATGTAATCCCATTATCTTCGTACACTGCTTCATATTTCTGCTTGTCTTCATCCGAAATATATTTTGAAAATTGATCAATATATTTAATGAAGTTAGATTTATCTTCAAAGAAAATATTTTTATCAAGATGTTTATTACTTTTGAAATTAAATTGTTTATATACCGATTTACCTCGCCCATCTTCATCTTGTTCCGTTTTGGTATATTCGAATATCGGTGTTTTATTTATATTTATTTCCTTTTCGTATTCAATGATACAACTATCGATAAATTGTTCAAGAATTCGCAATTTATTTAGTTCTGGTGTTGATAATTTATATGCATAATTTTTATTCAATGATTTATTAGTATTATTACTGCTGCTATTATTATTATTATTATTATTGCGACTACTATTATTATCTTTGGATTCTTTTTCGGGTTCAGTAATAATGATTTCAATGTAAATATTATTTTTTTTACAAATGAGAAATTTTTGATTTTGAGTGGGTAAATAAATGAATTCATCCTGTTGTTTTGTATTGTCTCGTTCTAATGGATGTGATGGATTATATATAATTTCAGTAACATTCGATACTTGTCTCGAATTGAAATTTATTAAAAAATGAGTTAGTGAATCGAATTTAATACTATGTACTGTTTTTGTCGTTTCTTTCAATCCATACATATAAGTATATGAAATTTGTTTATGTTGTGGTATCGTTAACGAACTTTCTTTTGATATTAACAATAAACCGGATATATATTCTTGTATCTTTTCTGTATTCATCAATTTGAATACGAGATATAACAGACCTATTATAAATAAATTGTTTATATTCATATCTATTTTTGTCGCGAGTTCGTTGAAGATTTTCGAATAAAGTGTTATTTGTAAAATATGTAATGGATCCATTATGTATTGTTAATAATATTATTGGATTGTATCTATATTGTTTGTAATGTGTATTTGTCTATATTTTACAAAAAATTGATTTAAAAACTTATTCAATGTTTATTGTAACTCAAACACCTCAATGTCATCGTATACTTTTAAATGGAAGCCTGTTGCTTTAGCAACGCGCGGCGAAAAATGCAGAATGATTGGTACTCATATTGCATGGTTAGCACATCATAAACAAATGTTTATGATTTGTCCGGATACTGCGGATATTGATCGACGGTTTGAATATAACGATGAACTCTATTTCAATTCGTTTCATGAAATCGTGGCGATTCTCAAAACATTTTGTCCCGAGGAACGTTCGAAAATATTGACCAATGTATTCTTGGAAGTGATTGCGCAATATCCACATTGTGCTGAATGGATAAAGTATGTTCAAGTCGATCATTTTATCGCAGACGAATTGATCGAATCGACTTGGCCTTTTTGGCCAATTGAATTTCTGTATATCGCGCAATTAGATACGTTGATGTCACGTGATCGTAAATTTACTACACAATTTTATTTATCCGATCCATTGTTGTATTACGGACGATGTCCATGTAGTCAATGCGGGATCGAGTGGACTGCTGAAAAAAGTCGCCGGGATGCAAAACCGAGAGTTGTTTGTTTGACTCCGGTCCTTGTTTCTGGGAAAAAATATTTGAAAGAGTATGATTGCGATGACGTTTATGATGCTTTTACACATCAATATATCGGCAAATGGTCGTCTATTGATACTACTTCTAGTCCGCGTTCTCAATAATGTGTTTTGTTGTATTGTTGTTGAGTATATATTATATTTTTTTGTTGATATAATATATAATGGATTCATTGTGTAAATATCGCGATGCATTGGGTATACCCGGTCAAGGTATTCATTCATACCGTATTTTCAATATCGCAATTGCAGATGTAGTTATGACGTTAATTGGCTCAATTTTCATATCTTATTTATTCAAATTATCATATATTCGCAGTGCTATTTTATTATTTCTTTTAGGGATTGTTTTGCATCAAGTTTTTTGTGTAAGAACTACCGTAAACAAAATTTTATTTCCTTAATCTTCTAGATCTCTTATGGTGACGTCTTGTTCTGTGTATTTTTTTATTTCTTCGTGTTTTATTGCCACGACCTGTTGCTGCTACTGCAATTGCTTCTTCAATTTGTTGATCTGCATCACTAATTATTTCTTCTTCTAATCCATCTCCTACTTGTACCCTATACGCAGCGTCTTGTGCAATCGGATCCGCTATGTCATAATCTAATCCTCTATCTACTGCTAACATAAGAATATGCGCATTCATAAAAGTCGGAGTCATTGTGTCTAATACTTGATCGTCAACATAATCTTCTTCTGGTGCTTCATTATATTTTTCAAGTAATTTATTGTAATTTAATCCAGTTCTATTAAAATCTAGTCGTGTAATTGGGCTTCGCATAGGCGACAATAAAGTTCCATCCTCAATATTTTTTCCTTTCTTGATCCTCTCAATTAAAAATCGTCGTATATGGCCTTTATTATAACATTGTCCATCTGATAACAAAACTATATTTTTTTTATTTATATTTGCAATTTTGACTAAAGATATTGGACATACCTGATTATTGCATTTACTTCGTTTTGATTTTTTACCGGGCATTTATATTATATCAACACTTTTATTTCCTCGATCTTCTAGTTTATCGATGAAATTAAAAAAAATCGTTTGAATTTTTTGATTCCATCTTTCGTATATCCATCACTTTTTCGAATCGGTTGCATTTGAAATCCGTAGACGTGTAATATTTGACGTACTAAATTCAATAATGGAAACTTTTGTTTATTTTCCGCATCTTTTTGTAAACTCGTTAATGAAGTTGAACATAATATTGTTTTTAGTTCAGGAAGATATTGTTTTATTTCGGTTTCGTATAACATATCATTAAGTAATTGTTCTCGCGGTACTTCTTGATCTTGTGGTTGATCGATTCCTACTTTATCCAAGATTTTTTTACTTATTTCATCCATTTTGCTAAATAAAAATATTTTATTTTTTTTGTTTTATTTCGATTGATTTTTTATTGACATGCGCAGTATAGTAGCTATGTTATCCTACATCGGTATTATGCCCGGAATATGTGTTCCGTTAAAATTATTTTTTAAGAATTTTTGTTAAATTTATAAGGTGTAAGGTTATCTCTTTTTACTTTTTTGTAATAAATTCCAAGCCACTTGTTCCGCCCGTCTTTCTATTTTAAGTTTTTCATAAGCTTCAAGTTTTTCCCACAATTCTTCAAAAGTGCCGTTCAAATCTATACAATTTACACAATCCGACATTTGAATGAGTGAAGCCGTGCGGATTTGAAGATCTGAAACTTGTTTGATTCCAAAATCATGGAATAATTCAAAACGAAGATCAAACTCGCGCTGTAAACTAATTTTATAAACATGCCGATTATATGCCTCGTCTTGATCCCTATATTTCGCGAAAAGATAATCGTCACTTGTAAATTGCTCACTTTTAAGCTCTTCTTTAAGAACCTTGATCCGATCACATTGCATTTGTATCGCCGTGTATTTCGCAAGTTCCTTCTGGTACGATTCCACGGCAGTTATATTTACAGGGTCGGTCGCTGCTATTAGTTGATGACAACTTTGAATACATGTAGCATTGAGTAATATCGCATCATCTTCTTCCTTTTTTTCAGCAGCTATCCGCTTGTTGTCTTCCTTTACATTTATTGCGGCACCTGTATCATCGTAGAAGAAATCATCATCGGAGTTGGAATCCTCGTCCGATCCATACCGATGATGATGTCTAATTATACGACGAAACGCGGACATGTTATAGTTGAAATAATAATAATAAAATATATTGATTGGTTGTGTTGGGATAAGTATAATAATGGATTTAAAAAGCATTTCAATTTTTTTACAACTCTTTATAATAAACCAAATGCAGGAATAGAATACGTTTCCCCTCGTTTCACGTATTTTGCAATGATTTTTGGATTTATTTTATTACTTACAATATCTTCTGCTTGATATACGTTCATGTTTTTATCAATATAATAAATAATTCCTTGAATATCCTGCGCCCAAACTTCGATTTTCAAATGGTTTGGTTCAATATTTTTATCCACCTCATCATCAATAATTCCGTGTGGGGTTCCTTTCAAATGTGTTCCACAATATTCATTTTCGACCTTTTTGCGGCGGGTACATTGTTCTCCACATGCCCTATTTGCACAACAACGATCGA